GACATCTGCTGATTTCAGGATTTTGACGTTACAACTCGCCTGTTAAACGGATAGGGAAGATCACCACGCAGAACAATGTAATTTCTCCTATTTCGCTGGTACAAATAACAAATATCACTTATTTTTAATAAGAAAGCAAGGCTGTACCATGTTGAATATCGGAGCAAAATAAATACTATCTAAGTTTATCGCATTACCATGCATTACACAACTAAAACTTATATCACTTGCTGACAAAATTACAGTATGCACTTCGAATTTTTGCGACATTTTGGTTAACCACTCAAGCATAAAGTTATAATCTACCGTACCAAAACCATGATACCTACCAAAAGAAAATTTATTCTCTTTAACATCTTTCGAGCTTATATCAACAAAACCATGATCTTTCAGTACAGGTAAAAGTTCATCATGTAAACAGTAAAATGACATTAACATGACACCTTTCAGTACAAGGTTATCGTATAGATAATTTAACTCTTCTTCTAATTTCGCCCTTGTTGGAAAGTCCATAAAATAAGAATTATAAACGAAAACATGTCCTAAAGTTGCTAACCTATAAAGTTCTGTTCTGTTAACTTCTCTACGCTCAATTGTTAAGTTCCTTTTTACGTCTAAAATCGTACTCTTATCAATGCCAACGTAAGGTAAAATAGTATCTTCATCCATTACTGCTAAATATGCGCATTCAAAATCTCTGCAACCAATATCGTATATAGTTAATGAAGTGTCCAATACGGCTCTATCAAAATGCATTTTCTTCAGTATTTTCCATGCTTTCATACGCTGAGCATCACTTAAAATTAAAACCTCTCTAGCACCTGGAATTACAAAACATTTTCTAGGATCAAATATTCCTTCTGGGCGATGATCTTTACCGTCTAACGCTAATGATTTGTAAATTTGTTTATTACGCATAAATAACCCAATTCGTTGTATGTTAGTAGCACCAAATATTGTCAAAGTATCAACATACGCTTCATTTTTAAGAGCACCATAACTTACACAATTAGACAAATTCATAAAAGTGGATAATACATCTGAAAATTCATTAACTGTGACGTCAACACTAAATATCTTGCAATTCAGATCATTTAATTGATACCTTGAAGGAGTTCCCATATATGTGTAAAATACAGTATTAGTCTCACTAAATCCAAAACTATTAACTACTGCGCGTAACTGGTCTACTGTATACAATTCATGTTCAGTTTTCGTCTTATCTAAAATTAAAAATAATTCCATACTTCCAACTTTTGACCAGCAACTTCTAACGATTTTCATATTAAAGTATAAATTTTGTCCAGCATAATCTTGACCACATTCAATTAAACAATCTCTAATGGCACATAAAGTATGAAATAAACCATACTGAATCTTAAAAACTAATCGTCTATTAAAACATTCAATACACTTCTTTAATTGACTAACACACAACGCTGAAATAGCCTCAACTGTCGTACCGGTGCTTTGGTCCATATCAGATATTACTAAATCATAAGTATTTTTTAAGTTAACATTGTTAATATTAGCTTTTTTACTCGGATACTCTGCATCAGCGCCTACTCGTTGTACACTCCATAAACCATGAGATAATCTGCGTAACATGTCACCAACTGGTTCATTTTTAGCTCCAAGAAATAAAACGCTATTTGGTTTAACAATCTCTCTAATGCCGAATTCTGATAAAAATTGAAAAGCCATACAAAGTAATTTAAATGATGAATTATTGGTGACACTAGATTTTCGTTTTTCGTCTGATGAAGTTAAAGGAGTAACATCTAAGTCTCCAGTACTGGAGATAGTATACATCGGAAATTCGTCAACACAATATGTAATCCAAAATAAAAATTCAAACTTTGGTATTTGACATCTAATCAAATTTGGTCTAATAAAACGATCAAATAGAACTTTAGGATCTAAAACTTGTTTCTGTAAGGTTTTCAATTGTTTACGATGAGCTGTACTAAGTCTAAATACTGCTAATCTTAGTCCGTCTTCTTGAATTAATCTCTCAGCAGAAGAACGCATAAGCGGTAGTGTATACATTGAATAAGGAGACAAAAAATTAGAATTAAATTGCATTGTTACATTATTCGCCAATTCAAGTAAATTAGGTGGAATAGCTTCTAAATTGTTAAGATGTAAACTTGGTCCTAATGGATACTCTATATTTCTACAAACACTCGTCACATTTGTATCAATTTCATTTATATTACTTATATCCATCATATTAAAACCCAATATCTTAAAATTGTACATCAGATTAACATTAGTCGAAATAGTTTGAATCAAGTCAAACATTTGTTGATACGTGAAAAATAATTGATAGGGTCCTAAGTTTCGTCTTTTGTACTCGTTAGGAATAGTGGTATTATAAGTCACATAGCCAAAATCTTTAAAGTTTTTGAATCTATCCTGATAATAAATATCGAAATCGTTATAAGTTTTAGGAATGGATTTAGAATCAGCTGAATCGAAAGGTAACGCTCCAAACATATTTAAGTATAAATATAATTCACCAAATTGGTCCACTACAGAATACTTATATTTTTCGAAAAATGGACAAAACATAGTTAAGTAATAACCTCTACGTTCCAATCTATTAGTTCCAAGATTATCTTGCAGCTTAAGTTGTGCTTTATAAGTTCTGATGACGTTATAAATTTGATGTTTTATTAAATTAGAAACGTCTTCGAAATACAAATAGTGTTCATAAAAATAAGTAGGATAGTAATGTGCTGCAACTAACTCATTTGTGAATTCGCAAATCCCTCGTACAATATTGCCATGATTAAGTATCCCTGATCCTTGAACGGTATATGTATTAGATAAAGGCCAAAGTGTCCAATAATGCAAATCGCAACCAATTACATTTTCAATTTCTTCAACATCAACACTAAAATCAAGCTTACCTGAAGATGGTAATTTAATAAATTTTCTACCTTTGCCGTTGGTATAAATTAATTCATCAAATCTGACTAGATATCTCAAAGCATATTCTACTTCATTATATTCTCTTAAAAATATATTATTATCCTGCGTTTTCAGATTCAACATCGAGATATAATATTCAATAGGCACGTTCAATTTTAAACAAAATTCAGAGTAAAGTAAAGCCCAAAAGCCAAACTGATTTACATATCCACCTTTTCGTTTATCAATATATCCAAATTTCTGTTTAATAAACTGAGGCAATTTACGGTTCAAAATTTCTGCGTTAATTAGCACTTGATTTGTCTCTTGGTCATGTGATTTTTTAGAAGTAGACGATTCTGTTCTTTCATAGATGAAAGAGGGCAAAACTGTCGATGGATTTCTAAGAGCTGTATTCCAATTAAAAAACGTGTTATTCCATGAAGGATTAACTTCGAGTATTTTTCTTGGTGCATGCGATGTACCTGGCTTTGTTCGTACTTTCTGTTTTGTTAGGAATATTGGTTCGTTGATTACAGTATTTATGAATTTAGACGTTGGTATGAATTGATTTTTTCTGATATCTGTTATTTGTCCGCTGAAAGGATATATTAAACTGTTCGCGTTTACGTTTAACATCCTGAAAAAACTT